TCGACCTCCCCGACGAGTCGATTGACAAGATGCTGGACTGGGACAAGCCGCTGAGCGAGCAGCCGGAGGCGGTGCGCAAGGCGATTGCCGACGCCCAATCAATCGGGATGTTCAAGAACATTGACGACAGAGCGACCGGTGCGCAGATTTACAACGCATCAATCGGCGAGTCTGGAGGCGGGCAAAGGGGCGAGGAAGCCTCGCGAATGCTTCGTGAGATGGGCATCCCCGGCATCAAGTATTTGGATCAGGTAAGCAGGGGAGCAGGCGAAGGCACCCGCAACTTCGTAGTCTTCCCCGGCAACGAAGACCTCCTGCGCATCATTGAGCGCAACAACGAAAAGCTACCCGAGTCATCCCCAGGCTACGCCGAAGGTGGCGCCGTCCAAACTTACGCCCAAGGTGGTATCGTCCGCTCCGAGTTCGAATACGACCCAGCCGCAGTGGATGCCCGCGCTGCCGCACTGATGGAAGAAATCGATGCCGCCTGATCAAATGCTGGAAGACGACGACAACGGCGCCATGGTGCCGCTGGAAGACGAAGCTCTGGAGGTCGAGGACACCGAAGACGGTGGTGCGGTCGTGCGGTTGGAAAACGAGCAGCAGCGCGAGCGCAATGTTGAGCACTTCGGCAACATCGTGGACGAGGTGGATCAGTCAGCGCTGTCCGACATCGTGGTCGATCTGCTGGAGAAGGTCGAGCGCGACAAGGAAGCCCGCGCGAAGCGCGACAAACAGTATGAGGAGGGCCTGCGCCGCACCGGGCTGGGTGACGACGCCCCCGGAGGCGCCCAGTTCAGCGGGGCCAATCGGGTGGTGCATCCGCTGCTGGTCGAGGCGTGCGTGGATTTTTCCGCGCGCGTGATGAAGGAGCTATTCCCTCCGGCTGGGCCGGTGAAGGCCAAAATCCTGGGAGAGCAGGACAAGGCAAAGGTTGATCGGGCGCAGCGCAAAACGGAGTTCATGAATTGGCAGATGACGGAGCAGATGCCCGAGTTCCGCAGTGAGCTTGAGCAACTCTCCACGCAACTGCCGCTGGGCGGTGGTCAGTATCTCAAGCTCATGTTTTCGCGTGAGCTTCAGCGGGCTACCGCTGAGTTTGTCGCAATTGACGATGTTTACCTGCCGTTCGCAGCGACGAACTTTTACACCGCTGAGCGCAAGACGCACGTCCAGTACGTCACGCGCTCGACGTTCGAGCAACGGATCAGGTCAGGGATGTATCGCGACATCCAGTTGATGTACGCGGGCGATCCAGAGTTCAGCAAGGCTTCGCAAGCCAACGACAAGATCGAGGGCCGCAAAGACACCAGTTACAACGAGGACGGGCTGCGCACGATCTATGAAGTGTGCGTGCGCCTTGGCATCGAGTCGGCCGAAGACGACCCGGCTCCGTACATCCTGACGATTGACAAGGCGTCGGGCGAAGCGCTGGCGCTCTATCGAAACTGGGAGCCTGACGATGCGATGCGGCGCGAACTGGAATGGATGATTGAGTTCCCGTTCATCCCGTGGCGCGGTGCGTACCCCATCGGGCTGACCCACATGATCGGCGGGCTGTCTGGCGCAGCCACCGGGGCGTTGCGCGCGTTGCTGGACAGCGCCCACATCCAGAACATCCCGACGCTGCTCAAATTGAAGGGCGGCCCCGGCGGGCAAACCATCAACGTCCAGCCAACCGAGGTCGCTGAGATCGAGGGCGGTGCGCTGGTAGACGACATCCGCAAGCTGGTCATGGGGATGCCGTTCAACCCGCCGAGCCCGGTTCTGTTCCAACTGCTGGGATTCCTGGTCGAAGCTGGCAAAGGCGTCGTGCAAACGTCGTTCGAGAAGCTGAGCGACCAGAACCCCAATCAGCCGGTGGGCACCACGCTCGCGCTGATCGAGCAGGGCATGGTGGTGTTCAGCAGCATCCACTCTCGCCTGCACAACTCGATGGCGCGGGTGCTCAGGGTGCTCCATCGAATCAACTCGGCGTATCTGACCGAGGAGATGCTGGAGGGCTACGACAACGGGCTTGAGATTGAACCGGAGGACTTTGACGGTCCGATGGACGTCATCCCGGTGAGCGACCCGGCGATCTTCTCGGAAACGCAACGCTTTGCGCAGACGCAGGCGATCATTCAGCGAGCCGCCGCGTTGCCGCAAATGTACGACCAGCGCAAGGTCGAAGAACTGTTTTTGCGTGCGCTGAAGGTGCCGGCGAATGACGTTTTGCAGCCTGCCCCTGGGCAGGACGATCTTGACCCGGTGAGCGAGAATGTAGCGGCGTCGATAGGGCGGCCGATCTATGTGCTCCCCAAGCAGGATCACATGGCGCACATCACGACGCACATGGCATTTTTGCGCTCGCCGCTGTTTGGCCTGAACCCCGCGATTCAGAAGTCGTATTTCTGGCCGATTGCGCAGCATTTGCGCGATCATCTGCTCAACTATTACATGACCGAGTCGCAAAACGCTGTCAAGCGCGCCACCGAAAACGGGCAGATCGAATCGACCTCCGAGCAAGAGGTTGCGGTCATTTTGCAAGTGCAGCGCGTCATCGAACAGCAGTTGGCTGGGTTTGCGCAAGAGTTGGCCGACATCATGCAAGTTGCTGAGCAGTTCAAGCCGCAGCCTCCGATGCCGCCCGACAATTCGATGCAGGTTGCGCAGCTAGGTGCCCAAGTTCAGCAGGCCGCAATTGCCCAGCGCGCGCAAAGCGATCAGCAGCGTTTGACGCTTCAGGCTCAGACCGAGCAGCAGAAACTGGCCGACCGTGAGCGCGAGCGAGTTGAGCGTATGCGGCAGGAGGAACTGCGCCAGATGGCTGAGAGCGAGCGCACCGCTGCCGAGATCGCGGCTCGCGAGCGCATGAACACGGCCGACAATGACACTGCCATGCGGCTGGCGATGGCAGAGATCGCAACCGGCGAGCGCATCGCCGTTTCCACCGGAACCGGCATCAACCCCGGCACCCGGTAATCACCAGGAGCACGATCTATGAGTGACAAACCCACCCCGGGCACGGTGCCGATGAGCGGTCCGTATGTGAAGCAGAAGCACCGCATGGCGGCGGGCGACAAAACCAACGGCCAGACGCTGCCCGCCGCGCCGCAGGGCGCCACGCAGCCCAAGACCCCGGCATGAGCCGGCAACTGCCCGACCGCTTGCTCGCGCGCCTGAAGGCTGAGCAGTCTTCGTATGCGCTGACCTCGCTCCAGCGTCCTGCACAGAAGGATGCGTTTGAGTATGGGTTCCGCTCGGGGGTGGTGGCTGGGTATGAGAATTCGATCAACCTGTTGATCTCTTTGCTGAAAGAGGAGCAAGAAGATGACCGCGATATCTGAGAACGCATTGGCAGAGGCTTTCCCGAGCGCCGCTCCGGGGGTGCAGCCTTTCGGTAGCCGCGTTCTGGTGCAAATCCGCACTCCCAAGACCAAAACCGCTTCCGGCATCATCATCGATTCCGGCTCCCGCGACGCCGAGAAGTGGAACACGCAAGTCGCGCTGGTGATTTCGGTCGGCCCGCTCGCATTCAAGAGCCGCAACACCCAAGAACCGTGGCCCGAGGGCGCGTGGTGCGGGGCGGGCGACTTTGTGCGCGTGCCCAAGTACGGCGGCGACCGCTGGGAGGTGCCCACCCAGAGCGGCGACGCCGCGCTGTTCGTGATCTTCAACGACCTGGACATCATCGGGCGCGTCGAAGGCGACCCGCTGGCGATCCGCGCATTCATCTGAACGAGGTGACCAACCATGGCTGATGTGCTGACTGAGCAAGACCCCGACCCGCGCGATAACGAAGAGCTTGTTGTCGTGGACACCCCGGTTGCGGGGGATGACGATGACATGGATGACGCGCCGATTGCGCGCGCCGAAGATGACGACTCGGGCACCGATGATGAGCGAGAGGCGATCCGTGAGCGTCGGCGGCAGGAAAAGCTGGATCGCAAGCAGCGCCGCGACGAGGCGATCAAGCGCGACAAGCTGGAGATGGATTTCCTGCGCAAGCGCAACGATGACCTTGAACGGCGGCTGAGCGCGCAGGAGCAACGCTCCCAGCAAACCGACCTTCGCGGTCTTGACGCCGAGATTGCCCGCGCGCAGCAAGAGGCCGAAATGGCCGAGCGGGTCATCGCCAAAGCGGTTGCGGCGGGCAACGGCGACGACGTCGCGCAAGCGCTCAAGTACCGTGACGCAGCGCAGCAACGCGCCCAGCAACTGCATTATCAGAAGCAGCAATACGCGCAGTCCATTCAGCAATCGCAGCAGCCGGTCGGTATTGATGCGGTGACGATGGGCCACGCGCAGCAATTCCTGGCCGAGCACAGTTGGTATGACCCGCAAGGTCGGAATGAGGACTCTGCGATTGTGTTGGCGATTGACCAGACGCTGGTCCGCGACGGATACAGCCCGCAAAGTGCCGACTATTGGACGGAACTGCGCAAGCGCGCAGCGCGGCGTCTGCCGGATCGGTTCAAGGCGGCGCCAAGCGACCGTGAGTCGCGCGAAACTCGCGAACCGCGAGGTGGGCCGGCTGTGGGCTCGGGCCGCGAGCACGCCCCCGCCACCACCCGCCGCGAGGTCTACATCAGCCCCGAGCGCAAGCAGGCGTTGATCGACGCGGGCGTTTGGGACGATCCGGTGCTGCGCGCCAAGTACGTCAAGCGTTACGCAGAGTACGACCGCCAGAACCGGGCTTAACCGATCCAGAACCGGGTCTGATTTGAATCGTGTTGCTTTCCGAGCAAATCAGGCCCACAATCCCCCCTAATCGCTGCAAGGAGCGAGCCAAATGAATGATGAACGTCTGAAAAAATCCGCTGGCGAAGGTCGTGGAAGCCGCGCGATGGAAGATCGCGCTATCACGCAAAATCGCGAAGTCACTGACGATGAGCGGGTTGAGATGTTTCGTCAGCAGTTTTTTCAATCGTCCCTACCGGACCTGCCCAAGCTACCCGGCTGGCACATGTGCTGGCTGACCACCACCAACCCGCGCGACAGCATTCAGATGCGAATTCGTCTCGGATACGAACCCGTCAAGCCCGAAGATGTACCGGGCTGGGAGTACGCCACACTCAAGACTGGCGACTGGGCGGGGTTCATCGGCGTGAACGAAATGCTCGCATTCAAGCTTCCGATGTCGCTGTACGAAAAGTACATGCGCGAGGCGCATCACGACGCCCCGCTGCGCGAGGAAGAGAAACTCACCGACACGGCTGAGTTCCTCGAACAGCAGGCGCGCGCCTCCAAATCGCGCCTGACGGTGGGTGAGGGCATCTCCGAGATGGGAAATCAGCGTGACGCGATTTTCGAGTTGCAGTGACGCTACCTGAAACCCAATACTGAGGAGTTCTGAATGTCTGCGACCAGTGCGCCGTTCGGCTTCCGCCCCGCGTATCACAACAGCGGGCAGATGCGCGCGAAGGCCTACACCATCGCCTCGACTTACGCGGCGAACATCTTCCAGGGCGACCCTGTGAAGCTCACCGACAACGGTGTCATCCAACTCGGCACCTCCGACGGCTCCCGCACGGGCACCACCGACGGCGTGGCTCTGCTCGGAATCTTCGCCGGCTGCCAGTACATCGACAGCCTCGGCAAGCCCACCGTCAGCCCCTACTGGCCTTCGGGCACCACCGCTACCGAGATCGTGGCGTGGGTGTACGACGACCCGGAGACGCTGTTCGAGGTGCAGTACAACAACCCCACCCCCGGCACCACCATCCA